TTTTTGTTCTTTGACTAAGAATGGTCTGTATTTAAGGGTTTCTCCAGTTGAGGGTAGTTCCAACTCATAGGTTGGAGTATTTAGTTTTGGTAATGCCATAATATTTCATCCTTTATTATATTATAATCTGCGTAATACTGATGGTATTTGAGAAGTTATTTTTCTCGTTACAGCATTTACAGCACGCTCTGCAATTCTACTCGATAGTGATTGTGTTTTTGTTACTTCATCTTCTAGGTTCTTCCAATATCTGAAATTAAAAGTAACACTTAATGTTTGATATGTATTGTTTGTTCCATAACTCAATGCTTGAGCACCAATTGTTTTTGGAAAACAATCAACAAGTTCTATACCAAATTTCTTATTGTTCTGTTCATCTAGTGTATGTATATACACTTTACCTCTGTAGTTATCATAGTATTGTATAGACCATGTTTCATCATTGAACGCCATCTCTTGCCAAGTTTCAAAGTATTGTCTTTCTCTCATGTCAGATGAACATTGAAAAGTTGCAGTTACATCTGCATAAGTGTAACCAGTAACCATATCTCTTTCTGGGCCATATAAATTAGTTTGTGGAGATGTATCTAGTGTACGACCTGGCAGTTCTATTCCCTCACATCTAAGTCCAACAGAACGAACATTACCACTACCCTTTAATAATCCCATAATACCTGGCGCTTTGTTATTTCCAGTACTACCTTTATTACCAGCAAATCCAGTAGGTGGAAATAATGTAACTTCAAATTTATTAGGTCTAGACATACCATCAGTACTACGACCTAAACCAAGAACTTCATTTAAAGTACCATGTGCAATTGTATCTACTAATGAACCAATCTTAAATGCCATTATATCATACTCCTACTATCTTTGTATACTTCTGCAGCACTTGCTTTCTTAAATCTCTGAACTGGTAGTAACGCTGCAACTGTAAACTCATCTGCATCTATTCTACGAAACTGTGTCTTAACTCGACCAGCGAGATACCTTTTGAGTGTGGGTTTAATTATACTTAATTTCTTTAGTTTACTATAATCAACTGCAAGTCTTGTGCTTTCATCAAACTTAGTATTGTTACTATAATCTACTAAGTTATCTAATAGTTGTAATCTTAATGTCATAGGTAGATAGTGTAGATTGATACCTAAGAAACCATCTGAATATGGTTCTAGTGGTAACACTAATGGAAATGTATCATAGTATGGTAATTTTGCTTTAAGTTTTGGGTCATAGAAAAACATATTCAAACGACCAAAGAAAGGTCTATTGTTTCTTTTTCCATCTCGTATCAAATCCATTGCACCTGGCTTACCAAACTCTGCAATTTTATCACGATACCATTGCGTGGATTTTGGTCTACCCTTTGCAGCCTTAACAACTGATTGTATAAATTTACTCTGTGCCATTCTTACACCTACAGTTTAATCCACCACAACTACCTTTAAGTGGTTTGTTCATAAGTAATCCTAAAGACATTCCTAATGTAAAGAGTGTCATTAATACGATTGTGATTCCAAAAGTTTCCATATTACTATTTATACTTTATATTTAGATGGTCTTCAGTTAATACCTTAAACTCCATATCATTTAATTCACAGAACTCATTTGCATATTTCCATTTTGCTTGATTGATTGTGTAGGTCTTGACTTCGTTTAACCATCTTTTAGTTTTTCTTTTAGGATTTGTGTCTGGTGGTTTACATTGATACTTTGGTTTGACTTCTACGATAAATCTTTTGATAGAACCATCAGCTTGTTTTACTTTCATATAGAAGTCTGGGAAGTATCTATGCATCCTATTATCCCAAGGCGATACATAAGGTATGATTATTTCTTCAGAACCCCACTCAAGTATCTTTTCATTCATATCACAATAGACCATAAGTTTACGTTCCCAGAGTGAACGATATATCACTTTAGACGGATTACCCTTATATTTTTTAGGGTTATTAGGAATGTATTTACCACTATATGCCATGTCAATCTTTATAAATAGATGTTACAGGAGTATTTATACATGGCGTTAGACTTTCTAAAAGGTGCTGCACAAGGTATCGTAGGATCATCATTAAAAAAAGTTGCTGGTAATCTGCCTGGATTATTAGGTTTTGGTCAAGGTAAAGGTGTTGGAATACCAAGTTCAACATCACAACAAACACATAAGTATGTTTCTAAAAATCTATCATTTCCTCTAGATACTGAAGCACCAGCTGGTGCAAATGGTAATCATGGACATTACATTATGTTTTACATCAACCAACAACAAAATGCAAAACTTAGTTTTAGTGACCCAGAGAAAAAAGAGGGTGGTTCTATTGCATCTATTAAAGGACAACAAAAAATACCAGAATATATAAAGAAAAGAAGTAGTAGTGGTTCTTATGTAAAAGTCGAAAATAATTCTGGATTAAAAGACCAAGCACTTGATGGTGTTGACCCTGGCATGGTAAAGGCACTTAAAGAGATAGAAAAAAGAAAAATAGTAAGAGCAAAAGGTTCAACAGTTGCAATCAACAGACCACCAACTACAAGACTTGATACTGCAATTGCAATGTATATGCCACAACAAGTTCAAGTTGTTTATGGTGCAAAGTATACTGATACAGAAATTGGTGCTGGTGCTGCGATTGGTATGAACGCAGTCACAGACATTATGAATAATTTCTCATTAGAAGGTGCTGCAAATGCAGCAAGTGGTGCAAGTGGTCAGTTAAAAGGTGAAGCATTAGAAGGTATTAATAGAGGTGCATTAAAAGGTGCTGGTGCAGTATTGCCAGGCATGACTGGATTAAATGCAGCGAATGATATGAGAAGGTCTTCTATTAAAGCACCAAGAATGGAACTTGCATTTGAGGGTATAGGTAAAAGGTCATTTCAATATACATTTAAGATGATGCCAAGAAACCAAGCAGAAGCAGACGAAATCAGAAAGATTATATTTGCATTTAAATCTAATATGTTACCAGAGTTTCTTGATGGTAATAGAGCTGGAAGACGATTAACTACACCTAATACATTTGACATTCAGTATATGTACAATGGTGCAGAAAACCAATATCTACATAAAATATCTACTTGTGTGTGTACAAATGTTACTGTTGCATATGGTGGAGATAGGTATAAAACTTTTGATGGGGTTGATGGAGATGGTGCTCCACCAGTCGATACTTCTATTACACTTAACTTCCAAGAACTAGAAATAATCACAAGAGAGCGTGTATACGAGGGATTCTAATCATGTACTTTAATAATTTTCCAGTAATACCATATGACTCTGTAGGAAATGGTCAATTTAAATTTGTCACGAATCTTCTAAGACGAGTTGCAATACGTCAAAAGGTAAAAACCAACGCTTTATTGTATGACACTTATGATGTAAGAGAGGGAGAAAGTCCAGAGTCTATTGCAGATAAGTTGTATGACAATCCAGAGTTACATTGGGTTGTGTTATTAGTAAACGATATTACTGATGTGTACCACGAATGGCCTATGAGATATTCACAGTTTCTACAGTTTGTAAATGATAAGTATTCAGACCCTAATGGTGTTCATCACTATGAAATACCACAATCATCTGGAGATACAACTAAGACGATAGAAGTATATGCAAATGAAGCTCTTCATGCAAATGATGTAAGTTACTATGCAAATGCAACTATTATTACAAATATAGAATACGAAGAAAACAGACAGAATGAACTAAGAAAAATAAGACTACTTGACCCTAGATATATTGGTCAGTTTGTAGAAGAATATGAAACTCTAATGAAAGAATCTATTATCTAATGGAAACAGACATTCAATATGCTGGTGAGTTCTTTTTAAAGGAACTTAAAGTTTATACCTCATCTGGTAAAGTTTTAGATTTGACAGATATGGTTCAAGGAATTGAGATATGGGAAGATATATTCTCAACATCTTTATCTGGAAATATTGTATTCCTAGACCTTAGTAACTTAACTAAAAATGGCCCTATTATTGGTCAAGAACATATGTCTCTAAAACTTGGAACGCCAGGTTTAAAAGACTTTGATATTGATGCAGTTTTTAATATCAACAAGGTAAATTCTAAACAATCATCAAATCCAAATTCAGAAGTTATATCATTAAGTTTTGTTTCACCAGAGTTGATGAGAAACGAAAGAACTAGAGTTTCTAAATCTTATACGGATACAATATCTAATATAGTTACAGATGTATTGAGAGATAAAAGATATATAAATTCAACTAAAAGATTGTTTATTGAGAACACTTCTGGTATTAGAAAAGTCATAAGTCCTAACAATCACCCATTTACATTTCTATGCACTCTTGCAACCGAATCTAAAAGTATTTCAGGCTCACAAAACTTTGTTTTATTTGAAAATACAAAAGGAATACACTTTAAAAGTATAGATAGTATTTTAAATACTGATACTATTGCAGACTATTTTATAGGTGATGTTGGGTTAAACTCCAAAGAAAATCCTAAAGTGAGAGATATAAAGAAAGACTATGAAAGACCGATTAATTCTACTATTACTCAAAATACTGACTTATTATTGAACACAATGGGTGGAATGTTGTCATCTAAAATAATCAAATATAATATATATAACAAGTCATACGAAACTAGTCATTATAACTACTTTGAAGATTTTGAGGGAAATAATACCATAGATTCAAATCCAGTATATAACGATAATCCAATTGATGTGTCGGGCAATAGTATCAGTAGTTTTTCTGATGCAAAAATACATCTACATCCAGTTACCAGTAATGGAGCAAACGATATACAACACACAAATTCAACAAATTCTTACTCTTATGCACCGGCAGGAACTGCAAACAAATTCCTACAAAGACAATCTAAACTATTAGAACTTAGTGCTGGGATTAGTGCAACACTACAAATAAATGGAAATAACACAGTCGCTTGTGGTGAAACAATAAATGTTCAGTTTCCAACTGTGGGTGGTCAAGGTGAGGGAGATGATGTTGACGGATATTATTCTGGAAAGTTTTTAATAACAAAACTCAAACATCAATTTGATTTACCAAACAAAAGACACATTATACAAATGACTGTAACAAAAGATTCAATATCAACCAAACTACCTATTGATGGAGAGTCAATAGAACCATTTGGTGGTGCTGGAGATAAAATAGAAATAACAACTTAAACAGAAAGGAGACTCTATAGACATTACATTATGACAATCATTTTAAATAGGAGGCCTAGATGCCAAAGCAAACTACTAAACTCAAATTAAAGAAAATGAACACCTTTATTAACAGAGATAGGACAATAGAACCAATGACAGAAAATGATAAATACATACTAGAAACTATAGAGAGATTAAAA